TGTCTCCAGCAGCTATGTGTACGTGGCCGACTACCAAAGCGGTAACGTGCTGCGCTTTGACAAGACAACGCTGGCATTGGTGGACACCAAGGCCACCAGCATCATCGGTGTCAGTGGCGGCCATGTGGTCGATGACGGCTCGATCTACATGACCGTCAATGGGGTGGGTGTGGCCCGGCTGGACTGGGCCACCGGTGCGGCCTCGTTCCTCTTCATGTTTCCGGGTCTGTTCAACCCGCACTCGATTGAGGTCGTCAACGAGTCGACCATCCTGTACACGGTGGTCTCAGGCCTGGACACGATTGCGCTGTACATCGCGCATGCGAGCCTGCCCACCACCGGGGTGGCGCTGTCGACCATCGTGGGGGACATCTGCACCCGGGTAGGCCTGTCTGCCAGCCAAATCGACGTCAGCCAGTTGAACGACACGGTGCTCGGCTATGCACTGACCAACCGGTCGGCCGCCAAGAGCAACCTGCAGCCGCTGATGACGGCGTACTTCTTCGATGCCTGCGACACCAACGCCAAGCTGAAGTTCGTCAAGCGAGGTGGCGCTTCTGCCCTGACGATCCCTGCCATCGATCTCGGCGCCTCCGACAGCCGCTCGGCCGAGGAAAGCCTCAACCCGCTGATCGGTGCCCGCACCCAGGAGCTCGACCTGCCGCAACTGGTGGAGATGACCTACCTGGGCGCCCAGAACGACTACGACAACGCCACGCAGCGGGCCGTTCGGATGGTGACGTCCTCCCTGCAGAAGCAGTCGGTGCAGTTGCCGGTGGTGCTGCGCGACGACGAAGCCCGCCAGCGCTGCGAGACGATGCTGTGGTCGCAGTGGATGGCTCGCACGGCCTACACCTTTGCCACGCCGCTGACCTACCTGAAGTGCGAACCGTCGGATGTGGTCACGGTGGTGGACCCGGATACCGCGCAAAGCACCACGGTGCGCCTGACCCGCTGCGAGAGCAATGGCAAGGGGCAGTTGCTGTGGACGGCGGTCAGCGAGGACTCGAGCCTCTACGCCAGCACGGCACCAGCCGTCGGCGGGTCGGCATCGGGCTATGTCGCGCCCACCGTGAGCTATGCCGGGCCCACCAAGCTGGTGGTGATCGATTCCCCGCCGCTTCGCGATGGTGACACCAGCCAGGCGCTGTACCTGGGCGTGTGCGGCTACGACCCGAGTTGGCCCGGGGCGCAGATTGCGCTGTCACGCGATGGCGTGACGTTTGCTGCGGTCACCACGCTCACCCAGTCGGCCACCGTGGGATTCACCCAAGGCGCGCTCGGAAGCTTTACCGGCGGCAACCTGGTCGATGAGGCCAGTGCCGTGACCGTCACGCTCATCAGCGGAACGCTGGCCGGCACCGACAACACCGGGCTGCTCAACGGCGTCAATGCGGCCCTGATTGGCCAGGAAATCGTCTATTTCCGCGATGCGACCCTGACTGGAGTCGGTACGTATCGGATCAGCGGTTTGCTGCGCGCGCGCCAGGGGACCGAGTGGGCGGCTGCCTCGCATGCGGCGGGCGACGTCTTCGTGCTGCTCAATCCCAGCAGCCTGTACAAGCTCCCACTGCAGATCGCAGACCTGGGCACGACCATGAGGTTCATGGCCACGACCCTGGGCCAGACCGCCAACACCAGTGCGGCCATGGCCCTCACGGTCAGTGAGGCGTGTGTGCGGCCCTTGGCGCCTGCGGGCTTGGTGGCGATACCCGGGTCGGCCTCGAGCACGAGCGACATCACGCTCAACTGGATCCGCCGCGCCCGGGTCAACGCCGCCTGGCTCAACGGCACCGATGTGCCGCTGGATGAGAGCACGGAGTCCTACCGCGTCCAGGTTTTGAGTGGCGCCACGGTCGTGCGGACCACCACCGTCTCAGCGTCCCAGAGTTGGATCTATCCAGCCGCCTCCATCAGCGCGGATGGTTTCAGCGCCGGCCAGACCATCGGATTCACCGTGGCGCAGAACAGCGACCAAGGCGTGCTGGGCCATCTGGCCAGCACCAGCATCGTGAGGTAACCCCATGTCCAACAGCACCAGCCTGCTTGATGTCATCGCCACCAACCAGAGCAGCAAGGAAGTCACGGCCAACGCCTTGTTTGATGCCGCCAGCGTGGCCACGCTCTGGGGCCGGCGCGCGAGCACCTGCACGGGTCTCACCTGGGGCTACTACGGCGGCTGGTTCGGTGGCCAGATCAGCAACGGCACGATCAGTCTCTCGGCCAGCAGCACCAACTACCTGATGGCGGACGCCACCACCGGTGCGGTGACGGTCAACACCACAGGCTTCGTGGCCGGCAAGATCCCGTTGTATTCGGTGGTCACCGGCGCCTCTACCGTGACGAGCTACACGGATCAGCGCAGCTACGCTCCGGCTGCATTGGTCGCCGCGGGCACGCAGCCCTACGACCTCTTGATGTTCTTCCCCGGTACACCTACGGCCAACCAGGTCATGGGACGGGTGATCATCCCGCGGGCCATCACCTTGCCGGCAAGCCTAACCGGCTCTTACGCCTCTTCCCTAGCAGCAGCCACCGGTGCCACCGCGCTGACGCTGGCCAAGAACGGGGCGTCGATCGGCACGGTGAACTTTGCTGCGGGCGCCTCCACAGCGACCTTTACGTTCGGCAGTGCGGTGTCCTTTGCTGCGGGCAACGTGCTGACGCTGACCAATCAGTCCCCCGCGGACGCGACGCTGGCCAACGTGTCGCTCACCTTAGCGGCAACTCGATGAATGACCAATTCGCCCGATCGCTTCAGGAGTGATGCATGACGTTTCGATTCTGTGATGGCTTTGACAGCTACAGCGCCACCGCGCAGGTGCCCAGCAAGTGGTCCAGCGGCAGTGGCTATACGTTTTCTTCTACGGCAGGGCGCTTTGGGGGCGGGGCTTTAACCAACAGCAGTTCGCCCAACGGCTTTTTGCTCCTGAAGACCACGTCCATCCCCAGCGGTGCCAAGGTGAGGGTGGGGATGCACTTGAAGTTCAGCGCTGGCACGGTCGCCAGCGGCACCTCAGCTGGCTACTATGTGGTGGGCTTTAACAATAATTCAGCCCTGACCTACACGACTACCGGCCAACTGGCAGTCGTGAACTATGGAGGATCGACTGCCTACCTGACCTCGGCTGCCACCCTCAGCGATGGCAACTTCCACTGGGTGGAGCTGGAGTACTTTCTCAATGGCGCGAGCAGCACCGCGCAGCTCTACATCGACGGCGTATTTCAGGGCAGCTACACCGGCTCGCTGGGCAGCGCAGTGGCCATCACCTCCGTCAGCCTCGGCATGGGCTACACCTTCAGCGGCACCGGCTGGATTGATGATGTAGTCATTTGGGACGACCAGGGCACCAGCTTCAACACCTTCCCCCTCGGTCCACGCCGCATCAGCACCCTGGTACCCAATGCCGACGGGGATCTGGCGCAGTTCACGCCCAAGACCGGCACCGCCCACTACGCCATGGTCAACGGGGGGTTTGCCTCCACCAACTACGTCAGCGACTCGGGAACCGGGAACGTCGATCTGTACAAGTTCCCCGCGCTGCCGTACTCGCCGACCAGCATCAATGCGGTGGTGGGCAACTATTTCGCACAGAACACCGGCTCAGGAACCACCAACCTGATCCCCAAGCTCAAGACCTCGGGCACCACCGTCTCGGGGACTACGCAGACGCTGACCGTGGGCATCAACTCGCTGTACCAGGCACCCTTCATCACCGACGCAGGTGGGGCAACCTGGACGGCGACTTCCGTCAATGCGATGCAGCTGGGCATGGGCGACTGACGCAGGACCGCTGAGATGACGGTTCAGTACACCTACGTCTTTGGGGAGGCGGTCGGCCCATGGACAGATGCCACGTCAGCCGCCCAGTTCACCGTGCTGAACGCCGAGGTGATCGGTCCTTGGAGCGACGCAGCGCTGGCTTCACGCGTGGCCGCACTGTCCGCCGAGGTCATTGGCCCGGTGGGGGATGCCGCACCGAACTCCACGGCAGCCGCCTTGTTCGTGGAGGTCATCCATGACACCCAGGCGCTGGCGCCAGTGGCGACGCTGCCGATCCTGATCGCCTGCACGTAGGACAGGCATTTTTTTAATCACCGCCCACCCTGGCATTCGCCGCGGTGGGCCTTTTTGCTTGGAGGTCTGATGTCAGAGTTTTTGGAGTCCCCGTCGGACAGCGGAAAGAGCAGCGTGCTTTCCCTTCGCGCAGAGGATCTTGATGAATTGCTCACGCGCGCCGCGGAGCGCGGAGCTGAGCGAGCGCTGTCCAGCCTCGGCTTGGAGAACGGTCACGCGGCTGCAGACATACGCGATCTGCGCGGCCTCATTGAAGCGTGGCGTGATGCCCGCCGCACCGCCTGGCAGACCGTGATTCGGGTGGTGACTACGGGTGTGCTGGCATTGCTTCTGATTGGAGCAGCCATCAAGCTCAAACTGATGGGGAGCAACCCATGATCGAAACCCTGCTGGGTGCATTGCTAGGCGGCTTGTTTCGCTTGGCACCAGAAGTGCTCAAGTGGCTGGACCGCCAGGGAGAGCGCACGCATGAACTACTGATGCAGGACAAAGCGCTTGAGTTCGAAAAACTTCGTGGTGCACAACGCATGCAGGAGATCGGTGCCGCGGCTGATGCTACTTGGGACAGCGGTGCTTTGCAGGCGTTGCGAGACTCTGTGAATGCACAGGGTCAGAGAAGCGGCGTCGCATGGGCTGATGCGTTATCAGTCAGCGTTCGGCCAGTGATCACCTACTGGTTCATGGCGCTGTACTGCTCCGCCAAGACGGCAGCGTTCGCGTCCGCCGTGACTGCAGGCGCGGGGTGGGGCGTGGCCACCTTGCACGCTTGGACGGAAGCCGATCAGGCGCTGTGGGCTGGTGTGCTGAACTTCTGGTTCCTAGGGCGTGTGTTCGACCGGGCGCGCTCATGATCGGGGTGCCAAGAACGGCCATCGAACTGGCCAAGCGGTTCGAGGGGTTCCATCGGGTGCCGAGGACCGACCCCTGCCGCGCACACCCTTACATCTGCCCAGCGGGCTACTGGACGATTGGTTATGGCCATCTTTGCGATCCGAAGCATCCTCCGATCACTGGGACCGAGGCTGAGGTCTATCTGGCGCGTGACCTGCAAACGGCGCTGGCCGCAACGCTGCGCTACTGCCCGGTGCTTGCCGCCGAGCCCGAAGGGCGACTCTCGGCCATAGTGGATTTTGCGTTCAACCTTGGTGCAGGACGGCTGCAGACGTCGACGTTACGCCGGCGAGTCAATCACCGCGATTGGGTTGCGGCCGGACAGGAGCTGCGACGGTGGATTTATGGCGGCGGGAAAGTACTGCCGGGACTTATTACACGGCGGGAGGCCGAGGCTGCTTGGCTGCTTCTCAAAGTTCAATCCAGA